ACCATAAAATCTAAAGTATCGTAATAATCCATTTGATCATCTGATAATTTCATTCCAGATTTTAAATAAGCCAAACCACCTTGCATTTTATACATTTTATAAGTTTCATAACCAGCTCTTACTGTTGTTGGATTACCAGTAGTTGCGGCATTACTAAATCCCGCTGTCATTACATTTTTGTGTAAACCATAAGATACATCACTACCAATAGCTAATTCTGCTATTTGAGTATCATTGTATTGACCACTTAAAGCTAATGCTTCTATACCTTTTTCTTTATCTTTTTTATCATAACCCCAAGCTCTTTTGTTAAGCATAGCATCTTTAATATTTTCTAAGTTAGTATACTCTTGAGATTCTGATTCTATTTTTTCAATATATTTTATTCTTTGATCAGCTGTTAAAAATTTAGTATTGTTTAAATCTTTAACTGAAGCTAATGCAGAACCAAACTGTTTGTTATCCATTAAGGTATTAAAATCTACATCAAACAAATCTAAATTAACTTTATCTAAAGATTCTTGTTTAGTTAATTCATTATCATTTAAATATAAAGATCTACTTTCAAGATTAGATAATATTGCATTTCTGTATATATTTTTTTCATCACCAGTTGCAAGGGTGTACTTACTTAAATTCATTTCATATTCTGTATTGTAATTGTATTCTTCTTGTTTCTCTAATTCTCCTCTTGAAGATTTTTTTACATTGTTTGATCTTGTAATAATATCTATGTCAAACTTATCAGAAATCATTTTCTTTATTCTTTTATTTTTTATTTGATCTATTTTTTGTTTAACTAAAAATCTAGATTGTGTTTGAAATGTATTTTGTGCTTCTGATGGATTAATTATTTTTCCAGATTCAGTTTCTATTTCATCTAATTCATTAGATAGATTAATGTATTCTTTTGTAGCTTCTGCTTTATCAGCAATCATTTTTTCTCTTTCATAATATTCTGCAATTTGAGTTACAGGTTTTAATAAAGCTGCAGCAGGAGTTGCAGTTGGAGACATTTGAATATTAGTTGTTACACTAGGTGCTTCAGCAGTAATAGTTCCTCTTGCTTGAAATGTAGGTATCTTTGGCATTAGAATGATCCTTCAGTTGCTGTTAAATCTGTCATTGTTTGTGTTTCTCCACCCAATAAAGATCTACCATAAGGTGCTAAAGCACTAGCTGCTTGACCATAGTATTGATATGCTATTGCTCTACCCTGCATTCTAGCAAGTTGACCTTGCATTCTAGCAAAGTTAGCTTGTTCAAATGCTTGAGACTTTCCAATCTCAGCATTGTAATCTATCATATTTTTTTCTAATTCTGCTTGTTCAACATTGTTTCTTAAAATTCTTAGAGCAGTACCACTTCTTTCTGCTCCTGTTTTTGCAATACTAACTTTAGTTTCTCCTTGTAATTGTTGAAACTGTTGATCAAATTTAGCAAGATCTAATTGTTTTTTTTGTTCAATAGCTTCTGCTCTTTGCATCATTACTCTAGCATTTCTGTTTTGAATTGCTTGATTATATTGTGCAGCAGCAGATGCTTGTCTACCAGCTATTATAGATGTTCCAGCAGTTATTGCAGCAGTCCACCCCATTAGAATAACCTCGCATACATATATTGATCTGAACCATCAAAGCCAAATTTTTTCATTAATCCTTCTTCCTCTAAACCTAACCACTTAGCAAATTTTAAGCCAGTTGTATAGTTTGCTCTTACAGCAGTTTGAACTCGATTGATATTATTTTCTTTAGCAATCCTTGCAAAATCTTTTCTTATAGCTCTTGCGACTAGCAAAGGATGATCTAAAGCATCTTTAGTAGCTAGTACCCAACCTTCGGCAACACCATTCCATATTACTTTCATACCTGCAGCAAAGATAGGTTTACCATCAATCATACCAGTAAACGCTAAGTTATCTTGTTCTAGGTTCTTTGCGTTACCTTCGAACTCCATATCCTTATCCATTAATGTATGATTCATCTGTTGCTTCATAATGTATTCTCCATGCTCTGCTTTATATGACACTATATTTAATATTCTATCCATCGTTTGTTTGAAGTTTAGGATATAATGACAGTATCGTCAAAGGCAAAGGTTGTGTTTGTCTAACAAATATAAAACCATCTGTTTCATAGTTTCCTCTAAATTCTATTTCTTTATCTCCTGTAAATACATTGATCCCACTATCCATTGCGTTAGCTGAAGATCTAAAAGGTATTCGTTCCATGTTATTAAGATCTGGACCAATCTCCACACCAATACTTTCGTAAAGTCTAGCAGTAATCTCATAGATTCTTTTAGTTTTACTTTGTGATGTACCATTCTGTGAACCAGCATCTATTCTCATTGTTTGTAATAAAGATGTATAACTTAATCCAACTTTAACTTTACTTGCAGATCTATCTAATGTGATTGATCCAGAGCTAACAGTTTTGTCTGGATGCGTTGCACCATCTGCTAATACTGAAACTGTTTCACCTTCAAGATGATCAAGACCAGATATAGTTGTAGCAGGTGAACCATCATATTCTAATTGTGAATCTAAAAAATTAAATGAAGTATCATCTGTTTCATCAAAATCTAAATTATGTAAATATTCTATATATCTTTTTGTTACACCATTAATTGTTCTTTTAACAATAACCCATATTTGATATTCGCTATCATCAGTAGGTAATACTTCAACACTTTCACAAACTGCATTGCCACTACTAAATGCTCCACCAAAGATATGTCTATGCCAAGCAATTACTTGCTGTTCTCTTTGATAAGTTAATCCTAAAAGTTCTCCATCAGTTCTAACACACCAAACAATACTATTTGGTTCTTCTTGATAAGCCATTTGTGTAATACCAGATTCAGTAATATGTTCTGAAAGGATAGTTAAATCTGGAGCAACATAACCATCTACATCAAAGTTGTAAGCTAGTTCTCTAATTTTTCTTTTAGCACGTTGTAAAAATAATGTTGCGTTACCTACAGATATACCATCTACATTTGCTGCACCATGATTTGATTGTTTATTAATTGCAATGTTTGTTGGTGTAATAGCAACTCCACTTGATGTTGAACCACCAGTAACTGCAAACTCACCACCAGCAGTACCAATAATTAAAGTTCTTGTTGCTGTCATAAATCTAATTGCGTTTACTTGGTTAGATGCGATTGTGTAAATAATAGCATCATCATCTGCTACTGTACCATGATAGTTATCATCAAAGTTTTCATAATCACCAGACTTAGAAAAAAATATTGTTTGTGGTTGAGATAAAGTTGCTGCGAATACTAATCTTTGTTCAAAGAAGGTTACGCAAGAAGGATAACCAGTAGTGTCAGAAAATGCTCCTAATGCAAAATCTGTTGTTGTTGATGAACTTATTCCTAAATCAACAATAACAGTTCCCACAACTACAGTTGTAGATGTAACACTTGTTATTTTTAAATGACCATCTTGAATATGAATTAACCTTCCTACATCTGTAGATAAAAAACCTTGATTAGAATTAATACCTGTTGTTGAACTTGCTGTTACAGTTGTAGTTTGACCAACACTTTTATGTGATGGATTTAATGTAGTTGTTTCAATATTGTGATCCATGAATGGTCCATTAGAAATTACATCATCAATCAATGTCCAGTTTGTGTGACCTGTTCTGGCTAATTTTTTTACAGGATGATTAGGATGACAAATATACATAACGTCAGCAGATTGTGCGAACTTAATATCAAACAATTCTGCTTCTAAATATGGTGAACTAATTTCATAAGCTGAACCACCAGATAATATTTGACCATTATCTTTATAAAATCTTATGTATTGATTTCCAAACTCAAGTATGTAGGTTTGTACTGTTGAAAATTCAAAAGCAATTAATCTAGTTTTTTTTGTGCTATCTTTTACTTCTGCTACAAACTGTGTACCACTTCTTCTTGCTGCACTACCATGAGGGTAGACAATCATGTTTTCTAAAGTTTTACATCCTGTAGGATATTTTTGTAAATCATTTCTACCATCTAACCTTGGTGATAGTTCACCACCTGTGAAGTTCGTTAATTGAACAGCAACTCTAGCCATAGGTTAGTACCTTGAGTTTATAAACGATGAAGCACCAATAATATCTGATTGACCATTGTCTGGATTATTGTTTTGACCTTCTGTAGCATCTACAAATCTAGCTTCTTTTAATTTATCTTGAAATAAATTATACATATTAGAAGCCGTAGGATTAGAAGAAGTTACGGCATAAGCAATGTCTGCAGCTAATGAAGCAGAAATTGTTTCTCTTAATAGTTCATCGTATTGGTTAGGATCTGTTACTCTTGAAACATATTGTATTTTAACTGTACCATGATTTGCTAAAATTTTTCTTCCTTCAACTTTATAATCATAATCATAATTTAAAATTGTAAGAACTCTCAAACAATCTGCAGGTAAAGTAAACTGATAACTAAAACCCCATGAAGGAGTATCTGTATCTCTTGCAAGTTCAGCTCTTTTAATTAAACAATTCCAGGGATGAGATCTAAATAAACTATCTCTAACTTGTGTGTATCTTGCGTTGCAAAGTCTTGCGTTTTTAGAATCTTCTGTAAGTGTAAGTATTGTTGATGC